CGTCAGGACCTAAGTAATATTCCTCTTGCGTTTTATCTATTAGTGCCATTTATTAGGATTTTTCTTGTTGAGTGTCTTGCATTTCCATTCCATTCGCTATTTGATATAAACCAATATCTTTCATAAGTAGCCCAGCTAATTCAAGTATTTTGATAACTAAATCCGTTTCTTCAGACTCATGTAGCTGGAAGTCAGTAGATGACGTTGAATCATATAAAGCTTCCCCGTATACCATTTGGTATCCCCAAGAAACCTCAGTGGGCGTAGTTATATAATTACACGAAACACCCTCTGTTAAAGCTGCATTTCCATATACTTTATATCCATTTTCATTAGCTATGAAAACAGGTCTAGAATTAGATGGTTTGGTATAGGGTGATTGAGCTATATACAAGTATTCATTGTAATTTAACCGCTGTGCTTCTACAGGCGTTATTGTGGTAACTACAGTGTTTGGAACTGGGTATAATGATTTTGAAGTAGTAACGTTATCATATACTATTGTACCTAATCTATATAGGTTTGCAGGAGTGTTCCAATATGGATCAGAATAACTCATTGGGGCATTAGCCTCAAAGATATTAATTTTTTCATTAAGGATATTAAGCATGTCAGAAAATTCTGTACTGTTGCCAGGGAGCCTGCCAAATTGATTAATATCATAAAAATATTGCTCAAATATATCTAATTGAGCTTGATTAGCAAACAAATTAAACTCCTGTGGGGTAACATATCCCCTTTGTTCTTTGTTAAGTATTGCTAATACTCTTTGATAAACAGTATCTACGCTTACAGCCATAATTTATTTTTTTTTAATTTATAGTAAAAAGGCCACCCATAAGGCAGCCTAACTACTATAATGGGTATTCTTTAAAGTCTTTTTTGTATTGCTTTAAATACTTCCATTCCTTCATCAGTCTTAAAATAAGCTGATAATGCAGAATATGGGTGTTCGTCAAACGGAACAGTCATAAGTTTTCTTCCCCCAACCCCATAAGTAAATGTACGTTGGTCTCCAGATAAAGCTAATATTCCAGCCTCAACAGCCTTAATTCCGATGTTTCTTAATTGTGTGTTATCATCATTTGCTAATTGCATAAATTTTTCAGGGTAGTTTCTAGCGAATACCAGTAAATCTCTCTTCAGTTCTTTTGAAGATAATTTAGTAACTTTTGATCCCATTTCTACTCTTAGTATTCCTTCGGCCTCATCAATGTCCATGTTCTTCGCCATATTCAAAGCTTCTAGCTCAAATTCAATCCAATCTACTTGGTTTGTTGCAATAAATTCTGGCTGGTATTCTTTTACAACCCCCGATAAAACAGCTGGGTGGTATAATGATAACAGCTTTTGCAAAGCTACTTGTTCTTTAGGAACTCTAAGTGATCCATTTCTTAGAACAATTCTGCCTAATATTACTTGACCTTCTTGTTCGTCAACAAATACTGATCTTTGATTAGTAGCATATCTTAATTCTCTTTGGTATCCTTTTTCCGGATCAAACCACAATAAAGCTTTTGTATTACTGTGCTTTGTTGGTAATGTGAAAATCAGGGGTTTTCTACCCGTGGTTAATTCATATAACCTATCTTTTATAACCCATTCGTCTTTTTTAGGAGCTTGTTTTACAGGTTCCTTTGGTGCGTCTGAGAATGTTGGTTGTACATCATATTGTACATATTCTTGTGCGCTTTCTGTAGCGACTTTTGTAGCTTGTTTTGCCATGATATAATATAATTAAAAAATTTATAAGAGTAATAAAAGGTAATAATTACCCCCGTAAATTCAACGAGGGTAACCACTACACTAAAAAGTAATACTAGGTTGCTTTGAACAATACAAAGTTGTTCGCTGCTTGAGTACACATAGTTCTTTCAGATAAGAAGTGAACATTCATCGCGTCCTCGTCGCTTGTATAGTTTCCGCCAACAGAACCAGTAACCCAAGATTTCAAACGTCTGTCGTCAGCTTCAGAAGCTCTATAACGGATATGTAAGAATGGTCTTGAAATGTTTTGTCCTAATTGTTGGTCATAAACTGTAGAAGTTCCAGCTGGTACTAACACACCTTTGATATCGTCAATCAATCCACGAGTTGTAGAATCGTTTAAATATTTCCAGTCAGTTTTGTAAAAATCATAGGCACCTCTACGGAATCCAGAGAATCCTAAGTTTAATGCCATATCTTCAGAGTTGTCAAATACACCGTAAGATGTACCACCAGCTCCGTAAGAATTTTGAGCAGCAAGCATATTGTCAATAGAAAGTGAGGTAGCTCTATCCAAGAACAACATATTTTCTTCAATCGCTCCTTGTTTGTCCAATTCTGAAAGAATAGTATCAAATTCAGCAATACCAACACCTCCAGCAGCGCCAAAGTCAGGGTCGTTATAAACAAGTCCTCTTTCCTCTAGTGCAGAAAATAAACCTTGAGTTCCCTCAATGTTACCACCACCAGGATTTTGTCCAACGTTAGCTGTGATTGTTCCAGCTGCTTTTTCAGCTTCAACCATTGCCATTTCTAAGTAATCTTCAAAACGAATTCTAGCTTCGTGCTCTGATTTTAAATACCATAAGTAACCACCAGTACCAATCTCAGTAGTAACTTCTACCCATCCGATTTGAGCTACGTCAGAACCGTTAACAGTATACTTGTCTCTTAAGATAATTGGTTGATTGCTGTAAGGCGTAAAAGATGCATCAACTGAGTTTCCTGCAGCCTCAGATCCTTTTAAATACTCAGAACCATAAACGAACAAGCTAAGAGGTAATTCAGCGGTAGCCCCTTGCAAAGCTGCTGTGAAGTTACTATTCGCATTATCATAAACAGAGATGTTGTAAGTTTGAATTCCACCAGCTAAAGCCCCTACAGAGTTAACATAAGCTTTGTTTGTTGTATTGCCTAGTGCTACTACAAGAGTCATCCCAGCTCCTAGTAAAGGTGCTTTTCCGTCTGCTCCAGGAGAAGGTAATCCAAGTGTTTGTCCGTTTGCTCCACCAGGAGTGTTTGAAGTAGCAGTATCATAAGCGATATGCAATCTTCCTTGTTCTGACCATACTACTTGATCTGATGCCATTGGCATTTCAGCTCCAACCATACGCAAGAATCCAGCGATTGTACGGTTACCGTAACGCTCAATTTCTTTTTCGTACACCTCAGGTAAGAATTGTTGTGTCCAGTCCATATCTGCCAAAGACAAATAGTTGTCTCCAAATAAACCTTTTACAGGACGTGGAGTTAAATGTGATAAATTTGCCAAACTAGTTGGCGACGTTGCAAATGCCATAATTTTTTATTTTAAATGTTTTTAAATGTTTTAATCCTCAATTTCGAATCAGCTCCTCTTGTATCTACTGCTCGCACGGCCCATCCATTAACTTGTTTAACATCTTGATGTACGCCGCGAACGCCCATTTCAATATTCTTAGCTCTGGATGTGCTGTCTTTTATAGCGTCGGCTTTACCCTGCTCATAAAAGTGTTGCGCTACAGCATCAGCATTCATTGCCGTAAACAAACCCTTGTGATAACCTTTAGCATCTGACATCTCATTTTTTTCGTTCAAGAACTTCTTGATAAAATTATTGATGTCGCTTTGGGTGTTTTTCACCTCAGGAGCATTTTTAACATTAAAACGATACTTTTTATCCCCCACGTTGAAATCAAAACCTTTGAAATCTTCTGAAAATACTTGATCTGTTTTTTGCAAAAATGTTTGTGTTTGTGTTTCGGCTATTTTAGTAGCTTCTTCATTCTCTTTATTATAACGGTTAAAAAACTCAACCGCTTTTTGTTGTTCAGGTGCTAATTTAGAACCGGACTTAATCTCACTGTAATATTTAGATTTTAAGTCTTCTAGGTGCTTCCTTGCATTCTGTAGTTCTTCTTTCTGAGCAATCTTTTTCTTTTTGATTTCCCTTTCGTCATCCACATCCTCATCAAACGAAAAATTGTCTTCCATTAAAAAGTCAATTTCATCACTGTCTAAATGTGGCTTTGTATTTTGGTAGTATTCTTTTAGTAAATTATAATTATCTAATTTACTATAATCTGTATTTAGTTTAACATAGTCTTCTAAACTACCCCCTGTATCCGCCATAAAGTCAATAACTTTTTGGATGTTTTCAGGTAATTCTACCCCGGTATTTCTTGTATCTAGCAAAGCTTCTTTAACTTCCTCTTGTAGGTTTATTGCTGCTACTGGGGCTTTGTCCGTTAATGGTTCATCAATTATTTCTTCCAACACGGACTCTATATCCTGTGTTACAATCTGATCTGGCGCAATTACTTCTGGAACATCTGTATTAGCTACTACCGGAGTAATTTCTTTTTCCACTCTTAAAACAGGGTCCTTAGCAGGTTCAACTGCTTTTTTTGACGCTTGTCTAAGATCTACTTTTATTGTTCCATCAGCTCCTACTGATGTACCGTTATTCTCAACTGCAGGTTCCTGCACTTGTAATTCATTAATTTCTTCCATGATAAAATATTATATAAGTATTAGTACTATTATTACCTAGGTTCGAAAGAACCTAAGTCAAAACCACCTCCAACTATGTCATTGCCAGATGATTCAAAATTCTTTGGTGGTAAATTGTTTTGTTTTTGGTTTGTTAATTCACTTTGCTGAGTACCTTGCATTTTAAGTCTTTGATCTTTTCTATCTTGATCTTCTTTAATTTTTTGTTGCATTGACTCAACTTCCATGCCTTTTAACTTCATATTATATTGGAATTCTAATTCCATTAATTGTTTTTTAGCATCTACCTCAACAGCTATCCTCTGTTGCTCAATTTGACCTTTCAGTTGTTCTAATTGTGATTTTGTTTGGAACATTGCCTGATCTTTCTGTATTTCAGTTTGAGCAGCAGCTTGTTGCATTTGAATATTCGATTGTGACTGCGCTTGTATATTTGCTTGTTGCTCCGCTTGTATTCTTTCTTGTCTTTTCTTTTGTCTAACTTTTAACAGCTGGTTAGCAAGCTTTATATTTCGGACCTCACGAATATCGATGGCATCAGATAAATCTATTAATCCTCCAGAAAGAGCAACTTGAATATTATTTTCGAGCATGGCTTTTTCCTCGTCATCCGGGGTAAGCTCCAAGTTTATTGCAAAGTCATGTATATGCAAATCACTAAGTTCATCAAGCGTGGCTACATTAAATCCACCTATTTTTTGTATAAATGCCTCTTTAGCGGGGTGATATTCTAATATATCAGATATTCTTAATGATAAACATTCCGCTAGTTCTTGTGTTAAAAATAATCCTGCATCTAGTATATGTCTTGTGGCAGTGTTTGAATTAGCGGCTGCTAATTTCTGTACACCAACCAATGCCCTAGGGTCTGGAGAACTACCATCTCTGGCTTCATTAAGACCAGTCACATCCCTTATCATTTGTAGATAGTAGTTGTAAGTCTGTATTAATGTTTGTAGTTTTGCTCCACCATTACCAGTTGGCACTTCCTGTATTGGCACTTTACCTGGGTTCATGTCGCCATCCTGAGTAAATGATCTACCTATAATTGATCCAGTTTGGAAAAACATATTTAATGCTTCCTGTGGATTATAGTTTGTACCATTGCCTAAATCAACCTCGTTTATACCATCAACATCAAGGTATACCCCGTCTGGTATCATTTTTTGTAATACCTGTTGCATCTTTAAATGCGTAATCTGAACCATGTCTGCAAATCCCGTACATCTACCAATAAGTGATTCTATTCTACCTTGGTACATTCTAGGGGCTACAATACTATAGCTCATTTTAACTTTAGTTTCGTCACTCTTAGGACGCATCATGTTTTTAGCCAACTCCCACTTTAATAGTATATCAGTGCCAAGAACCATTACCCCGTCATACAATACTTCAATTGATCTTGACATTTTACCAAACTGAGCTTCGTAATCTTCAATAGGCGGATCAAATTGATCGTCTCTTAGTATTACTTTTGATGCCCCCGTTGCTGTTTCTTTAACTTTATACACCTCATTCATATAGGTTTTGAAGTTAAAATACAATATTTGCACCACATTAGAATCTCTGTTGTTATTATTTGTACTAACATTATTGTCTAGTACACCATAATTTTGAGATCCTTGTTGCTGTATCTTCTCCATCTGACCTTGATCTAGATTCGGAAATTGCTTTTTAAGCTCGTTTAACGGAACAAACTTAACCTCACCAACATAATATATGTCTTGAAAGTATGGGTCCTCCGTGTAAGAGTATACCAAATAAGCAGGGTCCACATATTCAACTGTTACGCCTTCAGACTCGGTAAAATTATTTTTAACTGCTCCAATTCCCAGAGTAGTCAAGTCATAATAGAATCTTTTTTTAGTTAGACCATATCTGTTACCATCTAATATTGTGTTGATGGCTATTTCTTCCGCTATCTCTACCCCTTGCTTGTAGCTAAGTTGCATGTGCAAGTCTAACTCTTCTTGTGAATCGGGTAACCTTTCTGGAGGGTTTTCAAATAAATTTATCCCAAAGTTTTCTTGTGCAAACTGGTTTAACTCTGCAGTCTGTAAGTCTCTAATAATAGACTCTAAATACTTTGTTCTCTTACTTACTCCGTATGGGTCTTGTGAATAGGCTTTCAAATCAAAAGATCTGTCTGCAATGCCATTTACAACGATGTCTACGAATTTAGAAAGTATCGGCACCGGTTTCCAATCAAGGTTTAAATAGGATAAATCACCGTTTATTGATAGTTCATCTTTATACTTCTGTATTGGTTGTTCACCTCTGGCATACAATCTTAGTCCATGGAAAGTGTTTTGGTTACTTCTATACCTAGTGATTCCTGAGTTATTAGAAAACCACTCATTAGCGATAGCTCTACCAACCTGAAGTCCATAATTATCTGACATTTTTTCATTGTCACTAACTACTTGACTTGGAAAAAAACTATTTACTGCTCCTTTAGCCATATTATCTTTTTATTATTTCTGATGTTGATCCGCCTTGCGAATATCTTGCAATACTTAACTTTATTGATGTTTGTTGCGTTGGTGCATTTGGTCTATATAGTTCTTTGTTACAAGCCATTATAGCAAGTCCAGAACTAATAGCAGCATCAAATTTTGTTCTATTATTTATATCGAACTTAGCCCAGTCATTTAATGTATCTGTGAAGTACATCGTACCGTAGTCTCCGTCTTCTTTAAGTCCAACGTATCTATCTATATACATTTCTATAGCTGCTGCGTGTGCTTGTTTCATATCCTCACTTGAATTAGGTACTCCACCTATTTCTTTTTCGGTTACGGATAATTTATTCCACACTTTATCTGGTCTATTAATTGAGTAGCCTCTGTAGCCTCTTCTTTTGAAGTAATACAATAACCTTGGTTTGTTATTTTCTGCTAGTATTGGCATACCATAAAATACACACGCCATTAATACATCTTCAAAAAATATTTCCGCCGTAGGAGGTCTTGATACATACTCTAGAAAAAATGTACTGGGAGGAGCGTCTTCTAAGTTAAACTTAGTTAGGCCGTGTAATGCGCCTTTAGATCCTCTATTGTCTGTTGTCCCCGATATATCATAACTATCACACCCAAAAGCACCTACGTGTTCATTACCTGGATATTTTAATCCATTTTTAACTATTTGCTTATTTTGCATGGCCCCACTTGGAGTCCATGTTACCATAAATCTTCCTTGAGGGTTTGGTGAAAATATTACTTTTGTATCTTTTACCCCGTTTTGCCATTGAAAACTTCCTCTTGTTACAACATTTGATGCCTTTAAATCTTCGTTATAATCTATTTGTTCGTATATCTTTGCTAAATTAAATATACTGTTCTGTGTTTCATCTCTGAAAGCATGTTCCTCTGTTCTAGGAAACTGTCTGTAATATTCATTTAGTGCATCTTGATCTCCTCTTAAGCCGTCTGCTTCATTGATCCAGTGTTCTATAACACCCATATCTATGGAATCACCTTGAGGGCCTACAGTACCTGCTTTTGGAGTATTGAATACCGGTATTCCGTAAGAGTCAATAAATCCTTCGTAATTCCATTCCATCGGTATAAATAAAGAATATAGCCCAGATCTAGTCTGTCCATTTGCGTTCCTTCTTGTAACGTCAGAATTTGAGTATAAGTTTTTAAAATTATCCCCTCCTTTATCTAATGAATTAGAAGTTGATCCCATTAAGCACTTACCGATTACCCTGCTACCAAGTCTTAATGTTGTCTTAGTAACCCTCCAGTTGTTCAGTATATTATTTGGCCTTTCCCATTTGCCACTCTCATCATGTACTAAAAGTTTTAACTTTTCTCCATCATAAGCATTATCTCCCGTATTCTTCCAGTCAATAGTAGTATCTAACCCAGTTATTATTTCTGTTTGATTAGCTGCCCCTAACTTACGCCTTGTAAGTTTTGATGCTGGCACACGATAGGCAAGCTCTGTTTTTGGACGGTCCATACCATCCTGTATTGGTTTGAAAAAGAATGGATAGTTAACAGATATTGGTACGACTTTATCAGTAAACATCTTTTTAGCATCACCACCAGATTTTGATAATATACCGTATCTAGAATCACTTGATATTGTTGCTAAGTTTACAATTTCTCCGGATGCCATGAATGAAAATCCAGAACGTCTGTTCTTTAAGTAACACATGCCATAACACCTCTGATCAGCTTTGCAAGCCTCCCAGAATATATAAAACAATCTATTTGATTCCCTGAAATCCGGTTTACCAACGTCAATCTTTGACCATTGTAAATACATATAATGAGAACCTGTAACATAAGTCGGAGCTCCGTTGTTATTAAACCAATAGCCGTTATCCCTTCTATTAAACTGCTCATCTATATAAACTCCCCACTTGTCTTTAAACGAGTCAGGGTAGTCTCTCCAATCAAATATACTATTTATTGATTTGAACTCCTTAGGGTAGTCCTCAGGCGTCCATTTGTCAGTACTGTTACTTATTTTAGTTGTAGCCTTTGGTAAAGCTATCTTTAAATTTTGTATTTGGTATATTTCTCCAATTTCGCCCGTCTTACTTATAACAATAATATCGTATTCTTTGTTGTATCCATAAGTCCATTTTTTAGACTTATTTAATCTAGATATTGTTATATCCCGTATTGGGGTTATTACACTATATAATGATTGCTCGTACATTATTTAGATCTTTTTTCAGCAAAGCCTGTAAATTTCTTTTCGTCTTTATCTTCTTTTGGTCTGTCTTCCAATATCCTCTGTTCTTCCTCAATTCTAGTTAGGATTTCAAAGGCGTCAAATATAGCTAGTTTTTTTGTTGCGGCAGCATTCTTAAGTCTGTCAGCTGATATATCATCACCTGAGTCAACGATCTTTTCTTGAGCTACCTTTATTAACTCCTCAACTGCTTTATGTCCAGCTAGGATTATATTCTTCTTCGTCTCCTTGATATTCATATTTGATTGTAATTAGATTTGTGGGTACTCGGTATAACCTCTGCCCTTCTATTATGAATTCATATTCCATTCCTGGCCTGAACCCAACAAGTGTGCCATTCTCTATATTGTCATTGCCATATTTAACAATACCAATTAATGGTCTTTCTTTATCTAGTGAAAATATATTTTTTGATTTCAATGGCTTAACAAAACAATATCCATCCAAAGCAACCCACTTGTTATCTTTCTTATAAGCATATATTTGATCCGGTTGAACCAAGTATGTGTGCTCATTATAAAAGTTTTTACTGTCTTTTTCTTTTCCTCTTACATCCCTAAACCTTCTGAATACGTTATGATGCACTATTATTTCGTCTCCTTTCTGTATAGGAGATTTGCCCACCATAGGTGTACCATTAACTATGCCCACACGATTTGTGTATTGGTAGTTTTGTAATTCCGTGTTTAGTATAAGTTGTGTACCGTCTATTTCTATTTCTCCTGTTGTCCTGTTCCCTTTTGGGGTAACCAAATAATTAAATACACTGCGCATGATTAATAGGCTATATCGTATTCAACGGATATTGACATGTTCTTGTTAAAGTCTTTCCAGACCATAGTTAGATCTTCTTTGCTTATATAGATGGAATACTTATCTTCCTCCTCTATTATAGTAACTATAGTATGACCGCCATACACTTCTTGCCCTACGGCATAGTGCATGGCGTCATTCTTATAATCTTTACCAATACTTATTTTACGTATTATTTGCAACATCAGAAATCTCTCCGGTTACTAAGTCCACGCTAACTGAACCATATTCGCTTTCTAGCTTAGATTGTATTTCTTTTAATTCGGCACCTAATCCTGCTAATGCATGGAGTAGCTCGTGCTTATGAGCTTCTAATCCCCCAATTTGCATTTGTGCTTTGTTAATTGCTGTAACTTTTTCATTTAAGATTGCTAACTCCTCGCTTGCAATAACTCTTGTTGCGTCTTCAACAACCGCTTCTGTAACTTTTTTCATTTTGATTTAATTTAATTATTATTGTTTATAAGGAAACACTTTATTTAATGCTTCTTTCTTTTTTTGGCAGCCGCAATCTTTTTTAGTAATTTTTGATATTGTATCTACTACTGTTTTTATTCCGGTTACCGTTGTTATTTTTTCTATTGTATCACCTAATCCCTTTGATTTCATAATATTAACATTTCCAATTTCTTCTAGCTATATCATTAGGGCAATCCCCATTTTTATCCGGATTCTTGCATTTTTTAATTCCAGCTGATCTTGCACAGTAAGAGTCTCTACGCGATCCTCCCTCTGGCTGGGGCGCTTTTAGATTGCCTCCAGTCTTATTATTATAAGTCTTTCTTTCAGAAGCACTCATTCCTGCCTCATAAGGTTTTACTCTTTTA